TTGGTGTTGCTATAAAAATATGTTTTTGCTTGTCCATGTTTTCTCCGAAAGTGGGGCGTGCCGCAGTAACGCTGCGCCCCGCAACGTTCCTAACTATCCTCGGAGGAGGATTCACCCTGCGACTGATGGGGGTCTAGTTCATTACCAAGTAAAGTCAGCAGGTCAGGCAGGCGCAACAAGGCCAGCGATTTACCGCCATCCTCGCGCATGATTACCAGTGGGATTTGTCCAGCTTCGCAGGCTCTCTCTGCTTGCTCGATAAAATCATAGACTGCAATCTTACGCCTACGTTTGCATTCAATAAGATACTTACCAAGGATCAAGTCACCCTCATCCTTCACCTGATACTGCTTCAGGTTACGGCGAATGCGCACTCCCAGCACATCAAATATCTCATTAGCTACTTCGCGCTCATAGGTCGCGCCACGTTGCCTGCTGATTTTTGCCATTAGTAACAGTTCGTAGTGCAGTTGTTCCCATAGCAACAGGTGGTGCAAGTAACGCAGCGCCCCTGATCGCAATAGGTGTTGTAAGTACAGGCAGCGTAAACCATTGGTGCGGCAACTGCCAGCCAAAGTGCGAATAAATATTTCATATTAGTTCTCCCTAGAAAGGAATATCCTCATCGTCTTTCCGCTTAGATGGTGCAGGGTTTCGATTACCGCCACCTGTGTGTGCTGCCGGTTGCCAGTTATCTTCCTTCAGGCTGATAAGCGGTAGACCGCCTGAAGTATCCTTAGTCCACCCGGCGATCTTGATCGTGTCACCCGGTGCGTAATGCTCACTGACGCGCAATTCACCCTTCCAGTTGGGAATGCCATTGCCCTGCTTGCGGTTGGTGAATAGTGCGCCTGTACCTACTTTGCGTTCTGCCTTGTCGTAATCACTCATTTTCTTTCCCTTTAACTAATGAATAGCGTGCAAACTCTTTGTTCCCTAGCCGCACTGATTGTGTAACGATTGTCTTGCCATCCTTCCTGAGTTCTTCGATGCGTGCCGCCAGCCGAAGCACGCCATAAAGTCTCAAGCTATCCAAAGCGGTAATGGATTCACCCCTCTCCAAGTGATTTAGAATCATCTGGTTTTGGCTTTCACCCTTGCCGCCTGCTGGCTTTATCCCTTTTTTATTTCTTCATCCAAGAACCCCTTGATCGTCTTGACACCGTTCGTCCAGACTTCAAACAAGGTTTTGTTCTCTGCTTCAATCATGCCCAGTACAAAGTCGTTCGGCTCTTCCAGCATATTGATCTTTGAGAGTTTCTCCGCAGCGTTGTACTTCTTGGAGTTGTGGATGTTCTCCACCATGTCAAGGTAGGCAGAGACAAACTCTTCATCGTTCGGGCAGACCTTATAAGGCTGTGGCGTATTGGGCAGCATGAACGGCACACCAGCGCCAGCAACGGGTTGTTCTACTACTTCCACCTGTACTGGCTGCACTTCCTGCGGCATGACTAGAGGGTCTTTACGCGCATTCGGGATCGTTTCAACTTCAGTTTCGTCAAGCATTCCGAGTCCACAATGTGCAAGAACCGCCCGCCGAATTGCTTTCGTAGTTGCTTTAAGGATGCCATTAGCGAGTTTTTCTCCGGTAAGATTCCCAACATCCACTGCACCCTGATTTTCTGAAACTCTGCCATCAGCTCCGGTGCATCTAACCGAGACAAGGTAAATTCCATCAACACGTTCTCGATGCGTAATCTGAGTGGATAGCTTGTGAATAGCGCAAAGTTGCTGCGTTGCGCCAGCATTCGCATAAAGGACTTGTTTTCCATTGAGTGTCAAAAGGTCAAAGGGTTTTGCGGCAGGATCAAGGCCAGATTGATGACAGCGAAACAGATAGTATTGCTGCTTCTGCGTTTCATTAAGACCAGACAAGTCACCTCGTAAAACGATAGATGATTGAATGGCTGGATCAAGTGTCAGCGCACCAGAGGATTCGCCGGATAGATTGACTACGTTACTCATGATTGCCCCTTTCTTTCATCATGGCATCTGCAATCTCATATGCATTTCTGACAATCTGAGGAACGGGGTCATATGTTTCTGACGCTAACAAGCCCTGCATAGCTTTAGCCGCAAAGTAATCGCGTAAGTCCATGCCATCACTACCTGCGCCTGTGTATGGAAATGCTTTCATATTTTCGTTGTTCATATCATCCTCACTTCAAAAGAAATCGGCGTGAGCCGGGTTGTTCGACAACAAACTTTTCATACATGTCGGGCATGGAACTCTTAAACAAGTCTTTAGAGAATGTCTTAGTCGGCTTGCTGTTCTTCCACGTTGCAAGAATCTTCCCGTCATAGGTAGCAAGTTGGCCTGACTCCATCATGTAGCCTTGAATCTTGGCGGTTAGGGCATCTTCCTGCGCTTCGATTGCCTTGCGCTGTTCCTTAATAACTTTGAGCATCTCGCACGCCTGCTCAAGCTCTGACGTTGCCATCAGGCTGCTGCCGTTGTCTTCCTTGTAAACAATCTTTGCAGCATCACCCATTGTTTCAGGATCAAACCTGCGTGCTTGTATCCTGCCCCAGAACTGTGCCATCTCACGGGCGTGCATATCCCACTGTTCAGCAGAAAAGGATAGTGGATAGCCAACAATCTCCTGCCCACCAAAGCAGACAATAAGGATAACGTTCGGGATACGGTGGACTAGGGATTCATGTAGACACTGGACACGGTAGCCAACATCTACATCTGTGGTGCCATCATCACCATACTTGCGGCGCTGATGAACACCAAGGTTCTTGACCTCATAGAGTGTTTGCCCATCTTCGCTGATGTAGTCGAAGTGGCTTGCCAAGAAGTTGTGCTGCGGGTGATGCAAGGCGTAGTCAGCATCTTTGAAGTTGATGCGCTTACGGCGTGCATATTCGCGCATGATTGGTTCTTGCATGACAAGACCCATCTGCACTGGTTCAACATCGGAAAGATCGTCTAATGGTTTTGCGCCTATCTTTTCAGCATAGACCTGCCCGCCTTTGCCTTCAACAAATCGGCGTGCATCATTAGACCAAAGTGCGGCATTGCGCACTTCGGGAGAAAAGTCACTCATATCAGCCCCTCATAGTTAGGTTTTGGATTTATTGGCTATCTGACGTTTCCGCCAGACTGTTTCAGAAAGTGTATCGCCAAAGTCATACACCTCTACAACACTGAACTTAGCATAAGTACGGTAGTTATTAAGAATAGACTCTACTTCTCTGTGTGTTACTGCATACCCTAGTTCTTCAGAGGATGCGGCAACAATCTTGTCAATCAAGATGTCATTCATCGTCAATCATCAATGCAATGGTTAGAGCGATCAAGACTAGGATCAGGATAACCCCTGCGCCAATGAATGCAGCACCGATAAAGGTAAGCGTTTCAAATACCATCATAAGTTCTTTTCCTTTAGCTGCGCTTCGTAGTTTGCCCTCACAAGCACTACGCTTGCGGCATGATCGGGCAGAAATTCAATACGCCATAGATCACCCTTAATCACCACATCCCGATAGTCCGGTTCAGACTGCGCGAGTCGAGCGCGGAGGGTTTCGATTGCTTCCTCTACGTCATCCGGTCTGCCGTGCTGTGGTGACAAGTCATCTAGAACAGCAAGCACCTGCTGCGCTTCCTCGCGGGTTAGTGTGATGGTCATGGCTCCCTCACAGATCAGGGTCAATCCAAAACCCAGCGCCAAAGATCAGCGGGATGGGGTCATAGTCTTCGCCTTCGGCCTCTTGAATTTCTTTTTGCAAGTTGGTGCATTTCTCATGCAAATCCATCACTAAGGCGTAGACTTTTTGGCCTTCTTCTTGGTATCGGTTGTGCAGTTTCTTTAACTCGTTAATTTCTTTTGGTGTCATTGTTGTTCTCCTGTAGCTTTGAGAATGGCTGCTTCAGCTTTTATCCACAAATCAAGGTCGTACTCATCAATCGGCGTTTCGTAGACTTCTTTTAACGCCTCCAGCAACACAGCATTCACCTCATGTAAGCGGCGTAGTTCGGCGGCGGCTTGACGGCACATAACCCCTACCGGATGCCAAGTTGTTCCCGCACTCCAGTCGTCGCTGTCCTTAAGACCAATACGAATGTCTTCGGGGATGGCTTCAAGCAATTCGTGCAGCGGCACTTGCAGGGCTTCGGGTTGTTTGTCAGTCATGGCAACACCTCTGCGCTAATCAGCTTGCCTGTTTCCGCATCGAAAGTGAACTTAATGTTCGGTTTCCCACGATCATTCAGGATCATCTTGAAGTGTGTATCCCAACTAAGGCGTGCCGATTCCTCAAAGACAACAGGCGCTTTAGGTTTAACGCGATAGACCGCCGCTTCATCCCACCAAGGACTCGTTGTTTCCTCCCAGACACCATTTTGTTTATCAAGGTATTCAATGCGTGCGCCATCAGCCCATGCATGAATCAGGTCAGCATGTTTGTGTTTCATAGTTAGCCCCTATGTAAATTAAGCGTCTAGTTCAACCAAGGATAGGCGTTGTTCTTTCAAACGAATCACAGAGGATTTCAGATGTCGAACACACTCTCTGGCCTTATCTAAGGCGATCTGAGCGCGAATCTCTTGCTCTCTGATCTGGTCGATCAACCTATGTTCAGGACGGGGATCGTAATGATCCAATGGGAATGTAGTCATAAATCACCTCACAAAGTTAGGAATGTGCATCAGCACACCCGCACATTAGTTCACTACAAAACATCTGTCAACAATTATTTGACGGAAATATTTTGTTATCAAAATGCCTGTGGATAACTCTGTGGATAACTCTGTGGAATGGCTTGTGCTTATATATCTATCTATATACATATATCTATATAGGTCGTATATCTACATTAAACCTATAGCTTATATGGGTCGTAGATATATATTGGGCGACTTATATAAGTCGAAGCATATATAAAAAAAAGATTATCTCTTAAACTTATAGGCTACGATAAAGAGAGATATAAGAGAAATATAGCTATATGAGTCTCGCATTGTGAAACGTGGGCGCGATCATGCGCGTGACCGTTTCCGATTTTTTTGTGGAATCTAAATGTCAAAGGATTAGACCTGTATTTGTTGGCAAACAAGCAAGGAATCAGTTTTGCATATTGGGCGGCAGGCAGGCAGGGAAAGCGAACGGCGAATGAATGCCGCTAGGACGCATCAAAACGCGCTACACGGCGATAAAAAAGAAAAAGCCGGTAAGGATACCGGCTTGTGTGAAAACGGCTTAAATCGCTTATTTCAGGCGATACCCGTAACCAATAGGTTTCTCTGATTCTTTTTCGCCTAAGATGTTTCGCTGATATACCGGCACAATTTCATGACGTGCCCGGCATTCGATTGTAAATGGCTGGCTGTTCAATGCGTCAATCGCTTGTCTTTTGGTTTTGTAAACACTCATCATTCGCCCCTTAGAATATTAAAAAGAACATTACTAAAACGGCATAAACACCAAGTGCCATAATTGCGCCAGTTAGGTAAAAGAATATTCCGCCCTTTTCCATTTTTTCAGTAAATCGCTTTTCCCATTCGTTCATGATTGCCCCTTGATTGAAACAATGTTTGAAGATGCAAATTTGCCATCTTTGCCCAAAAAATCGTGAAATGCGCGAGTTAATGACGCATATTTATCGGCTTGCCATACCGAAAACCATCTTTCATTGCCATCGGAATCGAGTAATTGCCAATCATTGCCATGCAAATATGCCTTGATGATTGTTTTGCCATCAGAATAAAAAGCGTGCATAGAATTGCCCCTTATAGGTTAGGAAACGGCACAAAGCGTGCCCATAAGCCGCCATAAGCGGCTTACAGTCACGTTTTAAGCCGCTATTGCTTCGGTGACTTGCTCATGCTCATTGACTTGCTCGCCCGTCAAATAATCAAGGGCATTTTGTGCCTTTGCCGCCGCTGAGAGAATGAATTTCTTGTCATTGCGTAATGCCTTTAGCCACGATTCAATGTAACCGGCATGGCGTAGATCACCGTCAATGCCGCATTTGGCACAAAGCATTGCTGCCCCTAATTCTGCTACTAACTCTTCAAAGGCATATTCTTCGCTACCAAAACGTGCCGGAGTGATTCGCTTTAATCGCTTGTCATGGCCTGATGCATGCACGCTTTCATGTAACAGAGTGGCGTAATAATTCTCACGGGAATTGAATGCAGCCATTGGCGGCATGACGATTGCATCTGTACTTGGCCTGTAATACGCTGAATCACCGGCATGTGTTAAGCCGCCGGATAAATCTAAGCGAGTGACGATTGAATCGGCTTGTTCGCATGGATTCCAATCAACAATCGGTGTCTCTGGCATTGCTGGCATTGATATGCCTTCGCATTGTTCAATATTGAAAACGTAATAGTGTTTGATGAAAGCATAAGCGGCGGTTACTTTCTCGCCAGAATCGCCTAACGTTTCTTTCCGATGCACATTCCAGTAGACAACTGGCGTGCCTTTTTGATCGGCCATGACAGTGCCGCCAAGTTGTTGTGCCTGTTTGAATGTGACGTAGTACGGCATGGCATACGGTTGCATTGCTAACCAGAAATGATTGATGCCGCGATAAATCGTGCCGCTTGCCGGGTTATATGGCATTCCTTCACCCGGTTGCCCCTTCAAGTATCGCCATGGTTTGATCCATGGTGCAGTGCCCTTTTCAAGCTCAGAGATGATGCGATCAGTAATTTGCTGCGCAATGTCGAGTTTCATATCGTGCCCCTTAGTTATATTTTGCGAGATTGTAGAAACCGAAAACCGCCAGTGCCGCACCGGAAAGCGATAGAACGGCACAAGCGGCGATTGGTGCCCCAACAAGTACAGCGAAGATCGTCAAGGCATTGAATGCCACTGAACAGAGAATGAGTGCTGTCGAATCTTTCATTTGTTGCCCCTTGTTAAGACATCATCAGAATGGCGGTGAACAGAATCAGCGCCGCATACAGTGCCATTAGCAATTCAAATCCGTATTGATTCATTTTGTGCCCCTTGTGAAGTTAGGAATATGTACGTCATGTACATGTGTATGAATATATATGAGTGTATGAATTAACTCAAGGGGTTTCTCATATATACGTATATATATATTAGTTCTTATATACGGGTTCTTATATACGTTTACTTATATACGGGAAGACATGGGCGAATGTATGTAGATTGACAACACTCGCGTGATACCAAAATGCTAATGTATGGTATAGGGTTGTCATAGGGGCAACACATACTATTTACACATTGGTAACACACGATCAGGGGTCGGGCATGGTCATTCGATAGTGCCATGACATGCGAATGATGCATGATTGGCATTGGTGACACATTGGTAATATTGTCCATCTGGTAACTGTCTGTTTGGCAACTCGATTGGACAGCGCCCTCCGAGGTTGCGCGCCCTGTTCCGCTCCCCGCCCCAAGGAAAAAACGATTTATCCGTTTCTGCATTTGTGCTACAGTGCGTTTACTGTATTAACGGAGGTGCAAATG